CCCCATTTGCATTACGCGGTAACGCGGTTACACCATTCGGCACGAACTGGCAGGAAACCACCCAGCAAGTCAACACGGGTAATCCAGCGGCGTTGCAGTACATCAAACGCGCGGATCAGCGACACGGTGATACCTTCAACCGTTTCTTGTGCAGCAAATTCCACAGCAGTCGGCATTTCCAGCGGAACAGTCGCAACGCGGAAGGCGCTCGGGTGATATTGTAGGCTTTGTGCATAGGACGTGTTAGCAGCACCAGAGAACACTACGTTAGCAGCAGATTGCGGCAGCGCAGTGATGTTCTGCAAGGTCGTGCTGGTAGCGGTGTACAGCGCAGGGCTAATGCTCACAGTAGCAACACCGGAACCATCAGAGTTGGCATCGGCGGTAACAACAAATTGTTGCAGCTTGCCGGTGTTGGTCTTGGTAACAGGGTGGACCTTGTTAACACCAGAGATAGTGAACACAGTACCCTTCTTGATGATACCAGTCGTGCTGATGGTCAGACCAGTCAGCGATACGGTACTAGCAGCTTCGGTAGCGGTAGCGTTCACGGTTACGCCGGTTACGTCTGCACCATTGGTGTGGGTGTAGATAAGTTGGTTTTTCATCCACTCGAAACCATCAGCTTCGCCCATGTAGCCCTTCTTATATTGCTCGGCAATATTGGTGGAGGACTGGAACAGACCCTTGCGTGCGTCTACAGCAAGTGCACCAGAGGCGCTGTCGGTCAGGAAGAAACGCTCGTCCATCGGGCACAGCATTTCGTCGAGGTTCGTACCACCAGCCAGAACGTCAGCCACGGTAAAGCTGTTGGAACCAGCGGCACCAGACAGGTTGTAAGTGGCTTGGGTTGCGCGTTTCAAGCATTCTTGCTCGAAATATTGAGCGATAGAACGGGCAGCAGGCAAAGCAAAGCGGTTAAGCGTACTCTTGATACCAACTTCTGTGGCAAGTTCCAAAGAGCTAAATTGCATAGGAACGGTCTTGATAATATCAAGAGTCATGCTTTTCTGTTCTTCGGTGCTTTCCATGCTAGACGAAGTAATGTCAAAGTCATTCTCAGGGATATAACGTGCAGGCAAAGCTACAGTCAGCTTGTTACCGGCGTAAAAATCGTTCTTACCCTTAAAGTCAGACTCGTCTACCTTGTCAATGCTTTTAACGAACTTGAGGTTGTCCACAAGCTCTTGTGCCATGCCTTTGCAAACAATAGACGCAGCTTCATTAATGTTAATAATAGTGTTAGCCATTTGGGCAAACTCCTAATTGGTTACTTTTTGAACCTCTCCAACACTTCCCGTCCTGTCATCTTACTAAGTGGCTTTACGCCGCCTTTGGGTGTCGTAGGTCGAATGGGTGCCGGTGGGGCTTTGGTTGTGTCTTGTGTCGATAAGGACGCTTCCAGTTTCATAAGTTCACGCATGATTCGCATGGGTGGCATTGTCACAAGCTCTTCAAGAAGGGTTGTGTCTTTGCCCAACTGATAAATCATTTCCGGAGGGTTATCGAACTGCATCACTACATCACGAAGATTAGTAATGTCCGTACCCGCCTTGGCTATCAGCGCCATGGTTTCTACAGCTTCCTTAGCGTAACGGTCATAGTCAGGGTTAGTAGCCTTGTATTTGGCTTCCTTTTCCATGAATTGACGTTGCGTCTCGGCATACTGGCGCTCCTTAATAACTTGAAGCTCCTTTTCGCGTTCGGTCTTTAGCCGTTCCTCAGCGCGTTTATCCGCCAAGTATTCGACTCGTGCCTTGTCATAGTCTTCCCACGATTCAAAGTCTTCTTCCTTTGGTTCGTCAGATTCCTTTGGGGCACGTTGGCGAAGCTGTTGAAGGTCTTGCTCAAGCTTCTGTGCGCGTTCTTCAATCGCTTTTGTAGCCGCAGTTTGTCGGTCAATCCGTTTCTGCATTGCGTGACGGATTTTCTCCGCTTCGGTCAATGGCTTTTCCGGCTTTTCCTCTTTGCCGCTTTCAGGCGATTCGCTCTCTGTCTGTGGTTTTACTTCCTCGACAGGTGAAGAAGCCGTCTCGTTACTGGGCGCTGGACTGTTGTCCTGCGTCACTTCCAATGTCATTTCGTCCGACATAGTTTATTTCCTCATTGGGTTCAGGCGATTGCGGCTCACCAGTTGCCGGTTCCTCTGCTTCGGATTCCTTGGCAGAGAGAATTTCGTTCAAAGCGCCTTCAATGTCTGAATAGCGTACTTGTAAATCCATAATGGTTTGAGCAATTCCAACAAGGGCGCGTTCATCAATACCCGTAACCTCGGCCCGCATCTTTTCGATTTCTGCCATGGTCTTAGCAGCGTCAATTTCGAGCTTCTTGGTATCGTTTTCAACCTTTTTGGCCTCAAGCTGGTTCTTAAATTCTTCGTTGTTTTGCTTTGCCAACAATGCCTGTTCGGTCAGTGCAAGTTTTTCCTGCATCTGCTGCACTGCTTGAGTCATAGCTTGTAGACGCTGGGCTTCCAAATCGTCACCCAAGATAGACGGGTCCATGGTGGCACGAATACGCTTGGCAATTTCTTCGGCCCCCGGAATGTCCAAAGCCTTCATAAACAGATCACCAGCAACGGTGAAAATTTCGGGGTTTACACGGGCAATTTCTACAATCGCATTGGCAAGCTCTTGGCGCTTAGTGGCATAAGACGCGCCAACTTCAATAACCACGTCATATTTACCAGCATCAAAACGGATGATCTGGGACAGGTCGCCGCTACCCTTAACGTAGTCTTTACCTTGCTTAATAACCGGCTGGTTAATAGGAACCATAGATTCCTTACCATCCTCACCAAGAATGCGCAGAACACGCGGGCCGCTATAGATGATGGGAATAAGACCGACAATAATACGCCCAACATGCTTAACACCAACACCAAGGTTACGTACAAAGTGGAACGTAGCATTATCGCCTTGTAACTGCTGGCTGATAATAGCCTTGCCGCTTACGTCTCCAACCTGATTACCCATGGAAGGGTCAAACATACCCAAAGTGGCCTTAATAGCCTCTGCGGCGGATACGATTTCCTGCATCAAAGCGGTAGAAGGTGTTGGAGGCTGCTGGCGTGCAGGTGCCGGAGCAAGCATAGATTCACCGCTGTTACCTACAACCACCACAGGGTCGTATTCCAAGAACGGAAGATTCTCTTGATTAGCCGCCTGCCATTGTTGCCCATAGCTGTTAAACGAACCCACAGGGCCAACAAACGGGGCCTTAGGCTGCAATGCAAACACTTCCGTATCAGCCGAAATAAAGTAGTTAAGGCGAAGCTGCGGGTCTTTAGCTTGATGGATAAGCGAGTAGAAATCACGGCGCCCGTCTACAAACGATTCAAAGCCGTACACAGGTACTAGAGGGATGTATTCGCCGGGGAAGGTAGACTCTTCGCCAAGGAACTCCAACGCGGTAAATTTCTTGTGCTTGATTGTGCACACATGACTTTGACGCTCACGGATGATAGTTGCACCTTCCGGAACTTTATCCTTAAACGCAACCAGACGCTCGCCAGCGTTAACGGAATACTCTACAAGGGTCTTTTCTTCATAGTCTTTATAAAAATACTCACAGACCCGTATAGTGTCTTTAGTGCCCCAAGACGCAGTGGGAAATCCTTCTGTAATAGCGTCGGGGTACTCTCTTTCAAAAGCGGCACGGTCCATATCGGAAATAACAAAACCGTCACGAGCATCAGATCCGTCTTGGCGCTGGTGATTTGGGTCAAGCATAACGCTGGTAAAATCCTGAATGCGCTCAAGCCTGATTTCTTGGTCAAACGTATCATAGCCAGCATAATCGGTACAAACACGAATCCAACCAACGGAACCCATGACACTATTACGTGCTGCGGTATCATAAACCGTTCCAGAATCGCTTGTCGTCTCAATGTTACGCACAAGGCCGTTGATGATTTCAGCTGTTTCTATATCCGCGTTATCGTCTACCGGCTTTGCAATAATGCCAAGGCGTGACTGGCTGATAGAGTTTACAACTTGGTTTACAAATGGCAACAGGCGGTTCTCAATAAGGCAGGGTTGGCCGTTCTTTTCACGCTCTGTGCGTAAGCGCGAAGGCCATTGGTTAATGCCGAGAACGAACGACACGTCCTCTTCGCCGCGTGTGTAAGGCTGGCTCCAGAACTCTTCGTAGTCACCAAAGCGCTCAATCAATGCGGCGATTTCCGAATTGGCNTTACCCTTAGTTTGTTTCTTAACCACGCCTTGCACCTACCTGTTGTGTATGTTGCAAAGATAACACACAAAACTAATGTGTCAACGCATCCAACTATTTCCACCGTAGCTATTTTGTTTCACATAGGGTTTTGCAATAGGAGACGGCTTTTTATAGATGGTATCCATGGATAGGGCATACCATAGGGAGTTGATGCAATTGTGAACAAGTATGCCGTTAGCAAAAAACTCAGGAGTTCCTTCAACCGTCAGGTCATAAAGTTCCTTCTCTTTTCCTCTTTCTAAAACTTGCACCACACTTCCGGCTGCAAGTAAGTGAGTCGGCATATTTGTTTTTAGTAAACTCGTTACCGCATACCTTGCACGCTGCCTTAATGTCATCAAGCCCACTTTGTCTCCGAAGAGCACTTTTGCAAGCCCCTGAACAAAAGTATTGACCGTAAGACTGTGGTTTAAAACTATTTGCACATTTCCTACAATTTCTTTCAGGTATGTCAGGATTCCCAAACCGGCATTTAATGGCGTTTTGTTTATGCCACTCGTATCCTTCTGGCGTTTTATGCCATGCTTTAGCAAACATTCTTGCTCGGTCAAGATTTGACCTTCTAAACTCGCGCATAGTTTCTTTACGCTTCGGCTCGTGCGTCGCGGAATGTTCTTTAGGGGAAACAAGTTGGAGGTTTGATATATCATTGTTTGCCGCGTTCCCATCAATGTGGTGAATATGGAAGCCCTTTGGTCGTTCTCCATTGTGCTTTTCCCAAACATGGTGGTGCAAATACCATTTATGATTTTTGAAGTAAGTCCTATCGCTTGCGTTTTTGCTTTCAGGATAACGCCGCCAAGTGCGTCCATCATATTCAACTGTTTCAATCTGCATGTTTTGGCTCCCATTGTCTCTAATACAATATCACCATACCGCAAAGCATCTATTCTTACAAACCCTCTTTTTGTTAAAATACGATGGTTAGCCGTACCTACTATTTCCTTCCCGCTTGCAGTAATTACAGCATAAGTTATCTCATCCCTAGCTGTAATGCCCGCAAAGGTAACGCGCTTATACCCATCGCGAGTTAATACCATGTCTCCAATTTGGATATCCTTAATCATCACATCACCATTACTTGTGGTGATTAGCGTGTCGGGATGCAGGCAGTGATCCATTCCATCTTCTGGCTGAGGCAGTTGCTTTCCGTTCTTGTCTTTCTTCCACTGGTAGTTCTTAAACTCTGCCGCTGTGTTGGGGCAATTATCCTTGTGAATAACGATATTACGGAATGTCTGCATTTTCTTAATGCTGGCCTCAATGCTTCCGGGGCCTTTCTTGGCAGAGTGTGCATTAATGCCAAGGCTGTTATACTCCATAACGCTTTTAGGTTCGGCAGAATCACAGTACACAGGTTCATTACGTATAATCGGCTTAACCATTTCCGCGCTGTCTACATTTAGTAGTCCTCTCTGGTAAATCTCTTGGCATACATACAACGTGTCGTTTTCAATGGCGCTTCTGGTAAAAGCGAACGGGTCATTGCTAAAGCCCCAGTCAATGCCGTTACGATACTTGGCAAACTTATAAATATCAAAGTTGGCAATTTCAAAGTTGTTAAACACAAGCCCTTCGGCAACGCCTAGCTCGCCCATACCATACACACGCCAGAAGTTACTTGTACCATCACCCTTCTTTGCTTCAATAGATTGTATGATGGATTCTTCTAAAAATTGGTTGTCCTGATAGTTGGACTTGATAAGTATCCATTTTCCCTTTTCGGCGGGGTTGTTCATAATATGTTCATGCACCCAAAACTCGTTAGTCGGGTTGTAGTCGATGAAGATAACATCCCGCGTCCGTATCATAAGCTGTTCCACGATAGCCCAGATATGGTGATTGGCTTCATTCAGATAGAGAATGTCGCGCCGTCCACCGTGCGCCTTGCCTAGCTTATCTACGGCTAAGAAGTTAATCGTGCCAGCTTGTGGAAAAGGATAGAACTTGTCGGACGAGTTATACAGCGCGTGGAAATCTAATCCAAACCCATTCATGACATTCGGCATGTCGTTAAGCACACCCATTTTTAAGTGTGGAACAGTTAAGCCGACAATATCAATCTGCTTCTTATGCTTACGCGCAATCTCTGTGAGAAGCTGTAGGGTCGAGAAAGTTTTCGACGCACTAGTTCCACCTTGCAAGATGATATAGCGGTAGCCGTCTAGATAGGCTTGGGCGGTCTTGTGAAATACTTTAGTTAGCTTAAGCATCGGCCTTAACCCTTTTAGTCCCACGCTGGGCTAGCAAATGAGAAACTTTGTAAACTTGGGGCCGTCTGCTGGCGTCAATGGTGATGTAAGACTTTTCAGACAGAGTTCTAAGCGCTGCCGATACCTTCTGCGGACTAGCCCCAAGCTCCTTAACAATATCAGATTGAGGAATTTTAACAACATTATCCCAATCCATCTTAGCAATAAGAAAAACAAGGCAACGCCAAACAAGGCCAGTAACCTCTTTATCCTTAACAAGCTCGATTAGCTTACTGTCCATAAGTTTAGAAAACCTTGGCTGTTTTACTAAAATTTCGCCTGTATCAAAATCAACCCTTAGAACCTTCACAATGTACTTACTTCACCTAAAAGAAAGTATATTAGTTCTTTGTGGTTAAGTAAACACCCTTCTACGCTAAGGTGGATATAGAGAATCTATTCTTTATCTTTAGATCTTCTCCAACAAGTCCTTATCAGCTTGGCTACCTACAACAATGGTAGTGCCTTTGATAGCCTCGCCTTTAGAGGTGAGGTCCATTTTCTCACCATAAACTTCCCTGTAAAGCTTTGAAGCCTTCCAGCGTGCATGTTGGCCCATCTCTTTTAGGACTGACACAAGGCCCGGATTTGCCGCTTCTTCAAGGCCCATCTCGTAGACATGCTCTAATCTTTCTTCATGTTCAACAAGCCCCATAACAGAACCTTGCTTCTGGGCCTCAACCCGACGTGCCGAAAAATCTGAATCTTTTTGCCAGTTCCAGCGTGTATCCCAACTCGGCATCCCATTAACAAGACTTATTTTCTTCTCTGACATACCGAGTCGCAAGAGCGATAGGTAAAGTTCTTGCGCTTTGGAAACGTCCTCTTGCGTCATTGCGGGTCTTCCTCGATTTTTCATAATAATCCAATCTTAACACATCAATCATGTCTGGGAAATT